TAAAGAAAGTTATAATGACATTCGTAAAGCCCGTGGTAGACAAGATTGGGATAAAATGGTTTCCAATCTATCAAGATTGATAGACACTAATAAACAACACGGTAACAAAATCGATATTGGTGTTGGCTACGTTATATCTCCAGACACGTATCAGGAGATTGTTAATTTTGCTAATTTTTTTAAAGATTATGATGTCGCATATTGCCAATACAAACCCGAAATAGTTATTAGAGAGGTTGGCGGTGAACAGAGAGATTTAGAGTTTTGGACACAAAAGGTCAATCCACTTTTAGAGGAAGCAGAACAAATATTGGGACATAAATTTCAAGTTAACGGGTATAAATTTGAAGATCTTGCTATGGATCGTGACAAATTCGGTAGAAATTATAAAATGTGTTTAGGATCCCAACTTTCCCCTTGTATTGGCGCAGATGGACATGTGTATGTTTGTACAAATCACAGAGGCTGGAAACAATATAGTTACGGCAATTTATACGAACAAAGTTTTGCAGATATCTGGAAAGATCTTAATAAAAGGCAACAAGTTATGGATCAAATTGAAAACAAAGAATGTTTTAAGAATTGCACCAAACTGTGTAAACCTCATGAAAGTAACAAAGCAATGTGGAAAATCCATCAAGATATCAAAGAGAAAAAAATAACAAAAGAAGAACTATATAAAGAACAAGAAAAAATTAGAAAAGTTATTAAACACCCGGACTTTATATGATAAAATTAATTAACGGAAGAGGTCAAATAGGGAACGTTTTAAAGAAAAAGATTTGTAATATTAACATTGATGATGACATATATATCTATCATACTTGGAACATTGATGATAAATCCAAGGAGGCACAAAAAAAAGAATATAAAAGGTTTATCTATTTTGTTAACCAAAACAAAGATAAAAAAATTGTATTTATTTCAACCTCCTCTCAAAGAGACAATTGGTATACATATTATAAACATCTTGCGGAATCACATTTGTTATTAGAAAATAAAAGTAATGTTGTAATAAGATTGCCATCTTTAATTGGCAAAGGCGTTTGCGCGTCTTTTAGAAATGAAAACATGCAGCCCTATGGTATTATGGAATTGATGTCTGTTGATGATGCAACAGATATAATATTACAAAAAGCGATGGCAAATGAAACAATAAAAAATTACCATATTAATGGAGAAAAAATTTCTGCAAAAAATGTACAACAATTAATATTATTTGGAAAAAATTATGAATGATAGAAAACTTTTGGCTGTCTATAACACATGTGGTATTCAATCTAACAACACTGATTGGTATATAGAAAGCATTGATTCACTGCTAAAACAAGATATACAGGGGCTTCGTGTTGCACTATCCTCATGTAGAAACAGCCCAGAGTGTATTAAAAAACTTTTCTCTACATTTGGAAACAAAATTTCCTATTGTCTTACACCAGAATTACACACAGTAAATATAACTTTCAATAACACAGTTCAGAGATGTGTTGACCACTATGGGGAGTTTGAAACATATATGTATATTGATTCTGGGTGTACAATGGATGAACAAACTGATATTTTTAGTTTAGCACATAAAACTATGACTGACAGTGATTATGGGATTGTTGTTGTACAAACTGATACTGACGAGTGTTTAGAAAACTTGGGACCACCGTATGTATACGAAACAAACAACATTCAAGTAACGGGGGATAATCTAGTGATACCCATTGGTGTTTCAGTAAATCAGCATACTGCAATGTTTAGCAACAAAATTTTTAAGGCGTATAAGAAGTTATACCCTGACGTATTTGCAGCATTCTGCTCAGAATCTGTTTTAAATTATATTGCTGCCTCTGTTGGTCTTAGATGGGCTATAATGGCTGATAGACAAATTCGTCACCTTAAAGCCGTTGACGGACCATCTAGCGGTTTTCGTCATAGAGTAAGTTCTGAAGATCAAAATGGAAATATTGTACATGACAATCATTGGAACAATTTTCTTTTTGATCGCAATGCTTTGGATTTTATGAATGACAAAGAAGCAGTGGCTTCAGGACTTGGATATGAAGAGTGTAGTAATATCATGATGCATAACCCTGATGCATACGATAAATCAGGAAAATGCAAAGACCCAAGTAGATTAAAAAGTGTTATTGATAAATATCTGTTTCTTTCTGAAGAAGAGTTGGATTATAAAAATATTAAATGCAAATTTATCCCGTGAGAAGTTAAAATGAATAAAGTTTTATTAGTTTATAATACCTGTGGTATTAGAGGAGACAATACTGAGCACTATGTTAAGTGTATTAACAGTTTTTTAGAACAAGATTTTGAAGGCTTTAAAATAGTATTATCCTCCTGTAAAAACAGTCCAGAGTGTATCAAAAAACTTATTTCAACATTTGGTAATAGAATTTCATATTGTTTAACCCCAGAATTACACACAGTAAACATAACTTTTAATAATGCTGTAAGAAAGAGTGTAGAAGAATTTGGAGATTTTGAATCATATATGTATGTTGATTCAGGCTGCTGGTTTGAAGACAAGGATATTATTCAAAAGACATACGATTGCCTTAAGTCTGGACAACACGGTATTGTAGCAGTTCAAGTCGATAATGACGAGGCATTAGATGTTTTAGATCCAAAGTTTAAACACAGTACAGATGAAATACAAATTAAAGGTGATCATTATGTTATCCCAATTGGTAAATCAATTAATCAACATGTTCATCTTTTTAGCCATAAAATATATAAGAACTGTAATGATAAAATAGAACCAGACGTTTTTGCCGCCTATTGTTCAGAATCTGTTTTTAATTATATTGCAGCGGCTTCTAGCCAGAGGTGGGTTATAATGGCTGACAAACAAGTAAATCACCATCGAAGTATTGATGGTGCCTCATCTGGATTTTCTGCCACATCCCGCAATCATGGTAATTCATGGAATAATTTACTTTATGGCAGAGATGCATCTGAATTTATAAACGACAAAGAAGCATACGAAGTGGGAGTTGGATATGAGGAATGTAATAATATTATGAATCACAATCCAGATGCATATGATGAAGAAGGATTTGTTAAAAATCCTGATAAGTTGCTTGAAAAAGTAAACCAATACTTTTTTCTTACTGACGATGAACTAGATTATGATAAGATAAAATATAAATTCCTACCATGAAATACATAAAAAACATAGTTAAACACTCAATTGATGGATTGTTGGAAATTCATCTTGATCCTTTTTATGACACAAGGGGAGAGATATGGTCCATATATGAAGAATGTGATTTGTTTCCTAATTTTGTTGAAGATAAAGTCACTATCTCTAATAAAGGGGTGTTGCGTGGATTACACGGTGATTTTAAAACAGACAAGTTGATCACATGCTTACATGGGGAACTATTTTTAGCAGTCGCGGATATGAGAAAAGATTCACCTCAATATAAAAAAAGTGTTACGTTTAAGTTATCTCAAGAACAACCTAAAATGATTTTAGTTCCTGCTGGGTGCCTTAATGGTCATTTATGTATTAGTGAAAAATGTATATTTTTTTATAAATGGTCTAAAAAATATAGTAACCCTGAAGATCAAATTACAGTTAAATGGAATGATGATGACTTAAAGATTAATTGGCCAATTCAAGAGCCGATCTTATCTGATAGAGATGCTAAAGCAAAAAACTTAGTGGAGGCATTAAAATGTCAATAAAAGAGCCAATTATACAAAAAAGAGCGGAACTTTATGATATAATAAGAAATAATCCAAACGTTGAACGTGATCACGGAATCTATCTTGATTTTAAAATATATGATAACCTTTTAACTAAATTAGAGCATTGTGTTATTAATTATATTGCAAAAACATTGCAAGAAACATATAAAAATGATCAATTTGTAATTGATAAACACTTTTTACTAAATTACGAAAAGAAGATATTAAGTTTACCCAACAGGACACCAAACGGAGCGTTTCACCCTAAAAAGGAAAACATTACAGAATATAATAAACTTCAAAAAAACATTGTTAACACTCTTAAGGAACTTGGTATATTAAAACACTGCCTTGCTGTACAGCCATGTACCGTTAGAATTATGTGTGGTAAAAACACCGAATTGGATCACACACGCCCTTTGGCAACAACAAAACTACATTCTGATTCCTGGGCATCACATATAGGCGATGCAATATTGGGTGTGCCTCTCCTCGGAGATCCAGCCACAACTCTTGAGTTTTACGAGCCGCAAAATGTCACTGATGACTTTTTCTCTCCATTATTAAATTATGATGAAGGGCTGAAAAAATTTAAAGATAAAAAGTTTCTCGGATATGCAAGAATGGGATATATTAGTATTTTTGATCATGCCTGTCTTCATAGAACCAGTTTGAAAAATGGAAACATTAGAGTGTCTTTTGATTTTGGAATTATTATGAACAATAAAAACTCCCTGTATTATGAGTCGCATAAAAGAAAAAAAGTTAATTTAGAGGATTATCGATATGAATATTTTGATACAGAAATGTACTCAAGACTTGGAGATGATCTATTTGTGTCCGTTGAAGAAACACTTGAACAAGCAAAACATCAATACTCACAAGCCAACTCTGATAATTATCAGAGAGCGCCAATAAAAATAGTTGAAAAAATATAATTATGGATGTATCTTTTTTAATAGTTGCTCTTGGAGACTACGATAGACAAGTAAACAATATTATTAATCAAAATTTAGATTTTTCATATGAAATTTTGGTGTGTTCTGATAAATTAATAAATTTTGAAAATTTGTCTAATTTTCGTTTTTTTGAAGACCAAGGTACGAGTGTCTCTAGTTTTAATTATTTATATAAAAAATCAAAAGGTAAGTTTATAATTTGCTTAAATAATGTTATATTACCACCAAATAATATTGGCACTCTTGTAAATAAAATGAAATCAAGTCTAAAAAAGGGGAATGACTTTATTATAACCTCCCCTGTTGATAGAAGCGCACCATTGGCATACTGTGAGGTACCAGAATGGGTTGCAAAAAAAATTAATTTAAGTCACTATGATGACAGACCTAGAATAATACGATGGCCATGTTTTTATAGACAAACTGTTGAAAAATATTTAGGTGGGGTAATTTTTAATCAATCGTTTAAACATCACTGGGTTGATAATTGGCTTGGAACATTTTGCTATGTTATTGGCAAACCCTTAAAAGAAGATATAGACGTTAGAATTACAGCGCTTCCCCATAACAGTATCACAAAACACGACGATCATGATAAGAAAGTTTATGAACTATTATGTGATTCAGTTAGAGAAAAACTTAATTACAATTTAAATGTTAAAATAGGAGAATAAAATGGAAATAAAATACCCATTAGCAAAAGAAACAATTAATGATGAAGATGTTAATGCTTTGTGTGATTGGTTAAAGAGTTACCCCAGACTCACAAAAGGTGAACTTACTCTGCAAGTAGAAAAGGATTGGTCAGAATATATTGGAACCGAATATGCTGTTTTTAATAACTCAGGTTCATCTGCAAACTTACTAATGGTTGCAGCAGCCGTCCAATGTGGTCTAATTCCAAACAAAAAAATAGTTGTACCGTCAGTTGGCTGGGTTACGACAATTTCGCCCGCAATTCAATTAGGGCTCGAACCCATAATGTGCGGTGCAGCACCTGACACTTTTGGTATGGATTTGGATCAACTTGAAGAGATTTGTGAAAAAGAAAGACCTGATGCAGTAATCTTTGTACAAGTTTTGGGCGTACCTCATCATAAAGACAGGCTTTTAAAACTAAAAGAAAAGTATGGTTTTGTCTTACTTGAAGATGCCTGTGCTGCGCTTGGCGCAAGATATAGCGATGGCACCATGGTTGGCACAGTTGGAGACATGTCCTCGTTTTCTTTCTATTTTGGACACCAACTCTCTACAATTGAGGGTGGCATGGTTAATGTAAATGATAAGAAGTTATATGATATGCTTCTTATGTTGCGTAGTCATGGGTGGGCAAAAGATTTAGATAAAGAAACATATAATCAAATGATGCAAGATTATGGAATTGAAGATTTTCACAGTCCTTTCACTTTTTTTATCCCAGGCTATAATCTTAGATCCACTGATTTGCAAGCATTTTTAGGAATTAGACAAGTTAAAAAAGCCGCTTGGGCTTCAAACAATCGAAATAAAAATCATCAACTATACGCAGAAAAGTTAACAGGGTATGTTGAATTTCAAGATTGGGGCGATGATTTTCCAGTTTCAATATCCTTTGGCGCATTAGCCGAAAGCACTGAACATAGAAAAGAAATTGTTACCCGATTGGTTAACAATGGAATTGAGACAAGAATTTATAGTGCAGGAAATTTGGGTAGACATCCTTTCTGGATTGATCTATATGATGAATTTGAAGACGAACAAAGCGATAAAATTCATTCCCGAGGCTTTTTTGTTCCAAACTATCCCGAATTAACTGAAGAAGAAATTGATTTTATCTGTAAGGTGATCAAGGACGAAGTATGAAGGTTCTAGTTATCGGAGAAAGTTGTATTGATAATTTTACCTATGGTGAAGCAAATCGATTAACGCCCGAAGCACCAGTCCCTGTATTTAATAGTTTTGAAAACATTATTGTTGAAGGAATGGCTATGAATGTTAGAAACAATATTAAATCTTTAGGTGTTGAAGTTGGTATTCATACAAACCCTAATTGGAGAATTGTAGAAAAAACTAGATTTATTGATCATAGGACAAATCATATGTTTTTAAGAGTTGATCAAAATGACCATAAAATATCACACACTACTAATTTGAGAAAAATTAAATTTGATCAATATGATGGTGTTGTAATATCTGATTACAATAAAGGTTTTTTAACTGAAGAAGACATCTATTACATATCTGAAAATCATGATTTAGTATTTTTAGATACTAAAAAAGTATTAGGTGATTATTGCAACAACGTTGAGTTTATTAAAATTAACAATTCTGAATATTTAAAAAGTGAAAATTATGCGTTTGCTAATAAAAATATTAGAGATAAATTAATTGTTACATTAGGCTCAAAAGGATGTATGTATAAAGAGCATGTCTTCCCAGTTGTAAAGACTGAAGTAAAAGATGTTGCAGGTGCTGGCGATACATTTATAGCAGGATTTACTGTTAAATATTTACAAACAAAAGACATCGTTCAGTCAATTCAATTTGCAAATGAGTGTGCTACTATTGTAGTGCAAAAAAGAGGAGTAAGTGTCGTTGGGCAAGATAGTGTTTACTAATGGCTGTTTTGATATTGTTCACAGAGGTCATGTTGAATTGTTGAGATATTGCAGAGAAATTGGTAGTCGTGTTATTGTTGGCTTAAATAGCGATGATAGTGTTAAAAAACTTAAGGGCGATCAAAGACCATATTTTAATCAGCAAGATAGAAAAATTCTATTGGAAAACTTAAGTTGTGTTGATGAAGTACATATTTTTAACGAGGAGACACCATATGATCTTATTTCTAAACTGAAACCAGATATTATTGTTAAAGGGGGAGATTATATGCCATCTAAGGTAGTGGGTAGTGATATCTGTGAGGTTAGAATTTTTAATTTTATTAACGGCTACTCCACCACTAATATTTTGGATAAAATGAAATGACTTATGTTTTTGACATCGATGGTACACTTTGTACAAATACAAACGGCGATTATTTGAAAGCGCAGCCTTTATATGATAGAATAGAACTAGTTAATATCTTAGCAAAAAACAATAAAATTGTTTTACATACTGCAAGAGGTATGGGAAGACATGAAAATAATGCACAAAAAGCAATTGAAGAATTTTATGAATTAACAAAGCAACAACTTGCAGATTGGGGAGTTGAGTATCACCAATTGTTTCTAGGAAAACCAGCAGGTGATTATTATATAGACGATAAAGGAGTTAGGGATGAAGAATTCTTTAACAATGAACTATGTCCCTAAAGGATGGGGATTTGAAAAATGGATTGTAAACTGTGATGAATACTGTGGCAAGTTACTTTACTTTGTTAAGGGTAAGAGATGTTCATGGCATTATCACAAATTAAAAGATGAGGTCTTTTATATTCAATCAGGCAAGATGTTAGTGAAATATTCCGATGAGGATGATATTAACAACGCAAAAGAATTAATATTAGAAAAGGGTGATAACTTTCATGTATATCGTGGATTACGACATCAAATGATTGCCCTACAAGACACAGAATTATTTGAGTTTTCAACTCAACACTTTGATAGTGACAGTTATAGAATACAAAAAGGAGATTAACATGCAACTTTCAGACCAAGCACTTGGAGCAGTTATGCTCGCACTACAAAACTCTCTTATGAATCAAACGGATATAGTTCCGGTATTGAAAGAGTTTAATTTTACAGAAACAGATGGTACGCTTGTCGTAGAAAACCCACCTATTGTTAATATGGGTGAAGAACAGCAAGATACTGTAGAGGGTGACGATAGTGTTGTATTTGATGCGATACTTGATGCCATAGTATAAACATAATGCCAAAATACGTCTACAATTGTTATGAATGTAATCAGACATATGAGGTTGTACACTCTTTTAGTGAGAAAAGAACATGCTGTGCCCAGATTAATAAAGATAGCAAATGTAGTGAAGCAGAAAACTTACAAAGAGTCCCACAAGAAATAAACTATCTTAAAAAAGAAAAAGATAAAAAAACACAGACGGGTCAAATTGTAGATGAATTTATTAAAGACACAAAAAAAGAAGTTAAAGAATATAAAGAACAAATGATTAATTGGAAACCAAAATAAATGTCAATATTTTTAATAATAACATTCATATTATCATTAGCACTTAATGTGTTGTTAATTTGGTATATCCGAAAGGTTCAAGTTGATTATATTTTATACCTAAGAGATAATTTAGAGGAGTTTGCATACATGCACGCTCAATTTAATGAACACATTGAGGAAGTATATAATATGGAAATGTATTATGGTGATCAATCTTTATCTAAATTATTAGAGCACTCAAAGTTTGTAAGCGAACAAACGCAGCAATATTTAGATGTTTTACGAGGGTTAGATTTTGAAGAAGATGAAGAAGAATAATTATGCCGAGAAAGCGGAAAGCAGGTAAACACTACTTTACCAAGGATCACGAGAATGCAATTATTGATTATGTTGCAACCGATGATCAAAAAATAAGAACTCAATTATACATAGATTGGATAGGTCCAGCCTTTGATGAAATGGTGGATAAAATTGTATATACTTATAAATTTACCACCCTACCAAATATTGATGCTCTCAAAGACGAGTGCAAAGTTTGGCTGACAACAATCCTCGACAAGTATGATCCAAGCAAGGGCTCTAAAGCATTTTCATATTTTAGTGTAATAACGAAAAACTGGTTTATCCACAAAGTAAAAAAGAATGCAAAGAGAGCCAGAACCGAGGTTCTTTATGATGAGATGCCAAAAGAGGTTGACAATGAACTTATTATCACCACAAATAAATATCATGAAGAAAGAGAAGAATATGAATTTTGGCAATCCTTGTGGGGCGAAATAGAATCATGGGATACTGGCAACTTAAAAGAAAACGAAAAAAAAGTTTTAGAAGCCATTAAAGTTTTACTTGATTCAATTGATGAAGATACGATGATATATAACAAGAAAGCGATCTATCTTTATCTGCGAGAACTTACCGGACTTAATACAAAACAAATTGTAAATAACTTAAATAAATTACGCATAAAATATCGTATTTTTAAGAAAAATTGGGTTAACGGTAAAATATAAACTTCGTTGCTTCTAATTATTATGGAGCACGAATATCATGAAAAAAACAGAAAATTATCTTGACGAGGCGATTGAAAACATTCGCAAAGATCGAGAAATTACAAAAGATCTGTTAAGCGATTTAATCGTATATTTAAGCAAAGACGAAGCACGCCACACGGAAGTCGGCACCGTCGCAGCCAAGTATGTTGAGACATTACAGCGATCAAACGAACAACTTGTAAAACTGGTTACTTTGTTGGAGAAAAAGAAAGACGCATCTGTTGGCTTGTCTGACGATGATAAATCAGAAATATTTGATCTTCTAAACGGAGAAAACTAATGTCTTCTGAATTTCAAAAACCAAATTTAAATGGTGTGATTGATGCCTTGATTGATATGTTCGGTACATCTCAGGATGTGTCAGCCAATAGGGATATAAGAAATGACAGTTATTTATATTCTGATATTTTTTCAAGAATGAAAATGATGGGAACATTTAGGAACAGTATACAAACCTCTTTAAACGGTGGCGAAAGTGGTCTTTATGCTCTTGTTTTAGCAAATAAGACTGAATTAGAAAATTTATATGAACCGAGTTATGCAGCATCAACATTTTGGACTTATTGCATCGATAGGATGCTTCCCCCCACCGATGATACGACAACCGCTCAACGTAATGTAGACGAAGAAAGTTTAAATTTATCAAATATATTGTCTGTGCCCGAATATAGGGTTTTTATTTTATCAAAAGATCAAAAAGCAGATCCAAAACCTATAGTGACAAAATTGGGAGATAATTATACTTTTGCTCATTTGTACACTTACCCTTTAGCCAGAGTAACATCAAAATTTTTAAAAAAAATTGTTTTGAATCCCGGCACTTTAGTTAGGGTGCAATACGAAAATGCTCAAAACAAAGAAATGTTAAATTTAATTGATGTTGTTGAAGATGATACAATTTTTACTCAAATGGTAATGGGGGCTTTTTTAACAGATTCTGCATCTTCTGCTGATAATTCTTGTTCTATGGATTCTGAATACACTGGACAACATGCAATGGGCGACCCCATTGGTTTAGAGTCGGAACTACCGGAGGAGGAGGGCACATAACATGTCACAATTACCAAGTTTAAATACACCACCGGAAGCAGAAAATGGTGCCACCGGGGATACGCCCGAGCCGACCAACTGTAGTGTAAGTGATGAGGGTCGCGGAGGCGAAGGCAAACCCATAGGTGTTCAATTTTCAATATCCACCGCGCAGGTTCCATATCTTACGGAAGACATCAGAATTCTACCACCGGGTACAGTGGATTTTAATGAGTATGGTTCGTTTGGAGAAATAACAACTGTATATACCATCTACGGCAAAAAAGATGGCAGAAAAGGGCAGCCCCTTGGCGTTGGCACCAGTTGGAAAAAATATGGAGTCGGTCGATCAGGTTTCGATATTATTCTTCCGAGCATAATAGCATATTATTTTGATGCCATGGTGCATGGAGCAAAAAAAGATGGCGTGAACATTGGCCTAAATTCTGGCTTTAGAACTCCAGAATATCAAAAATATCTCTATGATCGGAAGGGGCCTGGTGTTGCTGCCCCCCCTGGTACGTCCAACCATCAAATTGGTATTGCCGTTGATGTCACAACCAAAGGAAGAGGACAATACGCTTGGCTTTGTAAAAACGCTTGGAAATATGGTTTTGTAAGAACAGTAATGCACGAACGTTGGCACTGGGAGTACCGTGGAACTTATCCTGGCACAACACCGCCAGCCTGGGCAGTGCCACCGGGCACAGGAATGTTTCAATTTGTGCCCGAGCAACATATTACCGGAGTAGATAGCCGAAGTTTGGTACCGGCATACTCTGTGTTTAAACTTCCCGGTCGTAGCCACCCAGATCAACAAGGTCAAGAAGTAAAGCCTGCTACAAAAACAAGTGAGGAAGGTGCAACTACAACTGAATATGGTGGCTCTAAAACAAATACCTGGATTGGTCCTGATGGTGATCATTTACCGAGTACATTTGACGCAGAAGATCCTGGCTGGCTAAACCCAGAGCGCATACCAGATACTGTAATACGGCCGTATGATTATACCAAAACCACTGAATTTCAAATAGGATCTGAAGAGTTTGACGTTGATAATTATGTATATATTAACGAGGAGGACGACGATCCAAACGTCGCATTTGAATAGTTTTGTACAGAGTTTGGTATTGAACTAATTATTAATATGGCAGAAGATAATCCACAATATGATATTAGCGGACTTCCAGAAACTGTAATTAATTTTGGAGCCCGCAGTCCATTCCAGGCAAATGGTGCTCTTCAAGGTATTTTTAATACCTCAATCATGGAGCCAATTCCACAATATATTCGAGCACAAGGTGAAAAGGTAGATCAACATGGAAATGCGTGGATGGTTTGGGGTCGTGATCGTAACGCTTCCCGAACTTCCGGCGAAGGAGGGCAGGGGTCTACACAAGCAAGTTCTATTGATATAGTTATTGGAAGAGGCGGTGCCTCCCCGCGCTCAACTGATTATCTTGATCCAAACTTTCGAACTGATGCAACAAGAATTTATATGAGCCAAAAGTCAACAAACGTTGATGATTATTTTGGATTACCAGAGGGCAGCCAAGGTAGCCTACCAGGACGCTCTGCTCTTGTTCTAAAATCCGATACCACTCGATTAATTGGTCGTGAGGGTATAAAATTAGTTACAAGAACAGAACCACAAAACTCTAAAGGCGCATCTGCGTCAATTAATGGTATTGAATTAATTGCGGGTAACGATGATTCTGATTTGCAGTCAATGGTTAAAGGTGAAAATTTAGTGGAGGCTCTACAGGAACTGGAAAAAAGAATCTCTGAGTTGTCTGCAATTGTTTTAAATAATTTAAAGAATCAGTTGCAGTTTAATTTAAAAATTGCTTCACACACACATACAGGTGCCGGTCCTACAGGTCCGATCCAAACATTTCCATCCATTTCCCTCGGCGTTGCTGGTGTTGAAGCCTCCATGGATAATGCTAGCGGAATGATGGATAATTATAAAAATAGAATTAATACAAATATACTATGGAATAATAAATATCTAAATTCTGCCTCAAACAAATATATTTGTAGCAAACTTAATAAGGTTAATTAATGTCGATACCAGAAGATTGGAGATTTAAAAACGAATGCTTTCCATTTATCAGTGGTGAAAAGCGATGCATCGTTGTGGAAAGTGCCTATGAAACCCCTGGTATTGATAAAGAAGCAAGACTTGCAGAGGCACGAACTTATGGCGTGTTTAAATTATTAAAGTTTTTTGGTAAAGACACAAAAGCCTCGACAATGGACGGAATTGATAGACTGGCAGTAGTTGAAGATTATTTAGTATCTTATCGCCCTTGTGTGAGAATGAAAGTTCTTGTTTCGGTGCCAAGGAGAGAATTTGATCAAATCGACGATGACCCAGAGGCTTGTACTATTGTTAGACCTCCAGAGGGAAATCTGTCTGCTATGTTGCCCATAGGCAATGTAAGTGATTTAATTGAAACCGTTACCAAAGATATGAGATCGTTTATTCCATATCTTTATAAATCTGACAAATTTATTTCAAATGTTGTTATACCTCGCGAGATAAAAAGATTATCAGAGGCAGGAAGAGCAATACAAAGATATATTGATTTAAATAATATTAGCCCTGTTTCAATTGAAGATCCAGAATGTGTACAACCTAATGAAGTGGACAGGATAATAGAAATAGGTTTTGATTTTAGTTACAACGCCCTTTTTGCTCTTGTAGACCCCACTGGTGCAAAAGAGCAGCACACAATTGGGTATGATTGCTTATTAGAAAATGAAAATTTAAACTACGATACCACAGTGCATTATTTAATAAACTTACAGTCGATGTACGCCGATTTACAATTTCGCAATACTTCAGAGTTTGACGTTATCGGATTTTTAACCAAATATACTATTCCTACACCAATCATAGAGCCCAAACAAAATGCACTTGATGGTCTTGAAAAATACAATGATGGAAATTTAAGTTCATTTGCAAATATTGCAAAATTAATTACACTTGATTTTGATATCAATCTTTGTAAAACAGCAGAGGACAAAGCAAACGAAGACAGAGATATTGCAGCACTTTTTAATGCCGAGACAACTAAAGATATTGATGAAGCAAGAAAGCAAATAAAAGAGCCAGTTGCTAATGACAATCTATCTACAGGAGGTGTAGATAGATTAAGAGAAACAATTGAGTCCATGTCATCCGGTGAGGGCTTTGCCCAATCTGGTAAAGAAAACTTAAACAAACTTTATAATGACGTTCTTGGTAAAATAGATTTTGCATGTGTACTTGAAGAGACTATGCAATGTATGTTAGAAAACATGATTACTCGTTTCGGTCAAGAGGTTTTTGATGATCCAGATTTAGAAAAAGTTTTTAGAATCCAAGATGTTAACTTTAACGGTCGTTTTGGTTTGAATTGTGGATCAACCGTTGAAAAGGAATGTGATGGCGTTGATTTTGGATTTAGAATAGGATTACCAATTTTTCAAGGGATTCAAATACCAGAGACACTTCCAACTTTTGACTTTCTCGCCGACACTATGGACTTGGCACTTAAAAATCTATATAATCGATTGGTCAACGTTCTTGCAACAACAATATTGGGCATATTGGAAGGATTGTGTGAACTTATACTTACAGCACCGGATGGATTAGCGGGAATAGGGGATCAACTTAAAGATTGGCTTTCTGAATCACTCGGAGTAGATCTGGAAACATTAACAGATCCAGAAGCACTTGGTCGGGCACTTTTGGATGGTTCGGGTTCAGGGTTTGTTGGTATTATAGGTAAAGCGGCTTCTCGCGTAGAAGGAGCCATACTTGATACTTATTCAGAGACAGGTATAAAGTTAAACTTACCAAATAAAGAAACTGGTCAAGTTGAAGAGGTTCTTGTTTCAACAGAGTTTCTTTTTAATCTTACTAAAGCAGCCGAAGATGCAGCAACTGTTTTAACTCCAACAGAATATCAAAGTGTTTTGAAAGGTAACGCTTCAAATGAAACTTATCAACTTGCATATAAGTGTGTCACAAGAAACGGCAATGAAGTATTTCCATCACAACAAGATTTTGAAGACACCATGACTGAAATTGGAAATTTAATAAATCCTCAGTTTCTGACATCTGATTTAGAAGATTTAAAAACAGTTGCCAACGACTACTGTGAACTAGCAGATACTCTTAATTCACAAAACATTATTCGCGCTACATTGTTATCTGAAAAAGATAGCACTCTTCCCTCTGAAGAGATCGAAGAGATTTTTAATAAAGAAAAAGAAAGAAGAAAAAAGAAATTATTAAACACGCTAGAAATGTTTGAGATGTTTCAAAATGGTCTTTTAGCGCCTGCTTTTCCAAACATTTTTGGTCAGGGTGGCTTAATACCAGAAACACCGCCTGTAATTGATGAAATAAGCCAATTGGTTGTAGCCGGTTCATTGGGGTCAGTAATTACAAACTTTAATATAGAATTCCGGGGTTCAGACCTTAGTAACGAACAAAGTAAATATGCTAGAATTTATGAAGACATTCTACCTGAGTGGAATATATTTGACGCCCCTGGTGGTGGATATGTAGTTTCTACTAAAAGCAACAAAAGCAAGCGCCCATATGTTTTAGGATATACTCCAAGCGAAGAGATTAAAGAAGAAGTACGAGAAGTTTCAAATACAGTTGAACTTGGACCGTATACGTTTGGAGGCGACATAGATGTTACAGGAATCGATGGCAGAGCAATAACAGGTAACGGTCCCTCGACCAGGGCGGCTCAGGGCAATACGAGAAAAAACAAAGGCGAATCTAATGATGATGATCTATTTGAAGATCTTGTAAGGGATTTAGAACCATATGTTTCAAATTCAACACATACATTCGATAACGATTGGTTTGGAGATTGGAAAAATGACAACAAAGCATATCCCAATGGCGTAGGTAAATCAAGTGAAACTAAAATATCGGGTGCTCGCGCCTATGCTTTTCTTTTAATATTGCAAGCAGACCAATGGCATGAAAGCAACCGTGATAAAGGCAAAGAATCTTGGAAAAACCCTTTTTGGGATGACGCTTTCGAAGGTCAGGATCCACAAAGGTTTCAATTAAAAGTTGTCTTAGACAATAGAGATGACAAAGAAAATACAAATGAGGTGACAATTAAAATAAAAGAATACACTGAGCCAGTTGTGACTGAGGAAAGAAATACACTTAATTTAGTTGAAGTTGACGTTGGTAATCCTGCATTATTAGCAACCACATCATTATACGTTGAGCAAGATGTTGAAGAAAATAGAATTGGAAACGAAAGAGGATTTTTTGGAAGAAAAATTGCAACTGGAAGACTTAGAGAAGAACGATACAAATACGACCCTGTTATGGTCTCATCAGTTTTTACACCTCCAACAATATCGGATTTCTCAAGCCAGACTTTTGGTACAAGAACACTTGCACAAATATACGCTGATCTTAATGAAAAAACAGAATCTCTTATTGGCGATGAACGTGATGCCGCAATAAGAGGATATATGTATAACTTTGCTTCTTATGTTAATGGTAACTCCAATTACCGCAATACTAACCAACAGCAAAATTTCGATAATATTGATTTACAATACCCAAACACTGACATTTTACAATTTAATGAACTAAGAGATACTGCCAAATCTTTAGTTAACGAAATACTTGGAAAAACTTTAAGCGGGGAATATTGTGATACAATCGGTGCAACAAGAAGAGTAAACTCAATTTCATGTGTAAAAATGCTTATTCGTTTATATATCACAGAGTTAGCACTTGTATCAATTCAAGTTTTTGATGTTTTTGATAGAAGGTTTATGGAAAGTGACTTTTTTACCGCTGCCATTTATAATAGAATATGGAGAGATATGGATGCATATACCAATGCTTTTGTTGATACTCTTGAAGGTGATTTATTTGATGAAATACAGAACACAGTTTCAAAATACTGGGAAATTTCAGATCTTTCAACAGCAGATTACACTGAATCAGAAAAATTTAAAGCCCTAATTCTTGATGAAGTAAAAACAATTATGAGTTCAATAGAGACAGCCTTAAATTTGCAAAGTCAAAATTATGAACATTGGAATGAATATATCGCTGGTAAAATAGTGCCCGAGGTTACTATACATTATGATGACTACCTCGCGGCAATCGAAGAATATACTGGTGCTACTCGTGAACAGGCTGAAACCGTGATCATAAAGTCTTTACAACAAATTCAACCAACCACAAATGATCTAATGCCTGTCTCGCCGGTTACACCCGGTCCTTATGTTTTTCTTAAAAGTGTAAGAGGAGATATTTATTCTTATGAATTGATATATGTAGGTAAGCCGACAAACCAGGAGGGCAATAGACCAAGCGATTGGGAAAATCCTGCTTTAATTACAAAACAATGCATTCAACCAAATATTGCGGAGGGAATTGAATCAGACCCCGCTGACTACACTGTTACGCATGGACCTTACGATTTTGGTCAAAAAGTAAATTATAAAGACTCTTGGAGTCACAGAAAAGATAATGATCATGATTTAGTAATTGATATTGCTTATGAAACAGGTCTGGATTATTCCACCGATGTTCCCGAAATTGCACAGTGGCTTAGAGAGAAAGCGGAAGAAGAAGAAGATTTGAAGTGGATTGATAAACAAAATGGAAATTCGTATACAAAACAATTTAACTTTGAGCGTAATGGTCTTGATGTAGAAGTAACTGCAACAGGAAATTTTTCTTGGAGCAGACGAACGGAAGAGCGCGAATACAGAACACAAGGACCAGGCGGATCCTCCTCACCCGGATACACCTATGAAGTAACCATTGAAGAGGCTGAAATTTCTTTAGTGTTAACAATTTTTGATAGAGGTGCTTTGGAGAGCAATGAACAAAGTATTATTTCTTTACGAGAAGAAAAAATATGGTCCAACCTTAAAAATCAACTTCTTGAAACTGATGACTTTAAATTTATCTTTAATAATTTAATGCCGATAAGAACAATGATTGCATCACTATCAACCTATGAATACGCTGCATTATCAGACTCGGCTATCTTTGATAAACTTGATGATGGTGTAAATTTGTTTGACTTGCTTACAAATACTAAACTTTCAACATTACAAATATTTGCCGCTTCTATTTATGGTGGAGGAAAAATATCTTATGAGGATCCATTCTTGCAAAAAGCAGGAACGGATCAGGTATAATAAGACTATTTATTAAAGGAGCAATATTGAGTGTCTGGATTATCACCGAAATTACCATTGAACATTGATGAGATCAATGGATATGCTTTAAATCAAAATTTCAAAGAAGTTGCAAGACAAAATCTTAAAATGGTAATATTAACCAGCCCAGGTGAGAGAATTATGATACCTGAGTTTGGAGTTGGTATAAGAAATTATTTGTTTGAAAATGTTAATACTTCTACATTTAACACAATTAGACAAAGAATAATTAATCAAGTTGCAAGTTATTTGCCTTATATTACAATTAGAAATATTGAATTTACATCTGAGCGAAATGATGGCATCTCCGGTGTTGAGCCATCTTCTAACTCTAATTATGTTAACATACAGATTAGATATAGTGTTCCTTCAATGTTTATTTCTGATACTTTAATATTACAAATTTAGTTATTTTAATAATTAAACAATAGGAGACACGCTTTAGTGGCTGACAAAAGAGAAAATATAAAAATTAATTATCTTAGCAGAGATTTTAGTTCAATTAAAAATGATTTAGTTGAGCATGCAAAAAGATATTATCCAGATACTTTTAGGGACTTTTCCGATGCTGGTTTCGGCGCACTTATGGTTGATGCCGTTTCTTATATTGGTGATGTTCTTTCATTTTATTTAGATTATCAAGCAAACGAAAGTTTTCTTTCCACGGCTATAGAATATGATAATGTTCTTAAGCACGGACAAACTGTTGGCTATCGTTTCGAAGAAACTCGATCTAGTTTTGGTCAGTTAACACTTTACATTTTGTTGCCTGTAAATACAAGTGGTGTTGGACCTGACACCTCATACGCTCCAATATTGCGGGCTGGCTCTTCGTTTTCAAATGGCGCTTCTGCGTTTTCACTATTACAAGATGTTGATTTTTCAGACCCTAATAATGAGATTATTGTTGCCACCACAAATGCAACAACTGGAGTGCCGACACAATATGCTGTAAAAACCTTTGGACAAGTTGTTTCTGGACAACTGGAAACAGAAACGTTTGAATTAGGTAATTTTATAAAATTTAGAACATTATCGATTAACTCGCCAGATGTCACAGAGATCGTGTCTGTCATAGACAGCGAAGGGCGAGAATATTATCAAGTTGATCACCTTTCTCAAAACACTATTTACATACCAATTTCAAATACAGACACAGCCACAAATACTCAGGCTCCAACTATTGTAAAACCTTTTATTGTTCCACGGAGATTTGTTGTAAGAAAAGACAGCAATCAAACAAATATTATCTTTGGATATGGCTCTGACTCACAACTTAATTCTCCAAGTTTGGTAGAGGCTCGTGATGTAGTCTTGGACCTTCATTCAAAAACATATGTAACAGATAAAGCAATGGATCCAACAATCTTAATAAAAGGAGATAAATTTGGTATTGCCCCTGCAAATACCACATTAACTGTGGCTTATAGGACAAACACAGCGCAAAACTCAAACGCTGGCGCTGGAAGTGTTACACAAATTTCTGATACAAGTATGGAATTTAAAAATAGAGCCAACTTAAGCAGCACAAAAATGTCAACAGTTATGAGTTCATTAGAAGTTATAAACGAAGAACCGATTCAAGGTGATATGGCACCCCCCACGATAGAAGAACTTAGAGAATTAATTTCAGGCGCACACTCTGCACAAAATCGTGCTGTAACAGCCGAAGACTATAAAACATTAGTGCTGTCAATGCCACCAAAATTTGGTGGAGTTAAAAGGTGTTCGATTGTGCAAGATGTTGATTCTAACTTACGAAATATAAATATTTATGTTGTAAACCAGTCAAATAATGGTACTTTACAACAAACCAATTTGGTACTAAAAGAAAATATTAAAACTTGGCTTAATACAAAACGTATGATTAATGACTCGGTGGATATCCTTGATGCCAAAGTTGTCAATCTTGGTGTTCGTTTTTCTGCAATAACAACAAATAACGAAAACAAAACAATAGTATTTGATAGAATAAAAACAAGAATGAGAGAGT